AGGTGTACCTTGTTATATTAAAGACTCGGTATCGTCTCAAAACTAGCCCTGGTCGGGATACCCCCTAGTCACGGATGGACTATAACAGAACTGGTGGAGTCATTAGACCCTCTAAAAACTAAATACTTTGAGAGTTATTTTTTGATGCAATGGCAACTAAAGGAACAGCAGCAAAGTCTGCAAGTGGGGCAGCAATGTCCAAGTATGATGTGGAAGTCGAAGCAAGACTGAAAGCATTAGAAGCAAAGGCAGCAGCACCTGCCCCACCAGCACCCGTCCCAGTAGCAGT